TATTATGGAAGATTGGTTGCTTTAAATACTTGGGAGGGTCCAACAGCATCAACCTATACAGGAGCTGTCAACTTCTTTGCTAGATGCCGATTTGGCCAGATTGGTGACCCCACAGACCAAACGAATGGATGGCGATCGGATATATTCGGTAGAGGGGGATTCATTGACGCTCCTACGAATGAAGCAATCGTCAGTGCAGCCTTTTTCCGCAATACTCTCATTGTCTTCTTTGAATATTCAACATGGGAACTTAGGTATAAAGGAGAATATGGATTACCTTTCATATGGGAGCGTGTTTCTTCAGACTTTGGTTCTGTTTGTACGTATAGTGCAATAGTATTTGATCAAGGAGTTATGACAGTAAGTGATCGAGGAATTATTCAAGCAGCGGCTAATGGTGTTACTCGTCTAGATGATCAGATCCCCGAACAAGTCTTTAGCTTTGAAATTCAAAACCAAGCACCTAATTTTGTTCATGGAGTAAGGCATTTTGAAAGAGAACTTGTCTATTGGAACTATTTAGACACTTCAAACGCTTCGACTACTCAGAGTTATCCCAATACAACCCTAGTTTTCAACTATAGAAACAATAGCTGGGCAAAATTCAGAGATACTATTACCTGCTTCGGCATTTCTCAATTCCAATTCGGTATCACATGGGATAGTTTGACGACTTTCTGGGAAAGTAATGTATCATGGGACAACGTAGATGATCAGCAGTACGTGGATTATGTGACCTTGGGAACTCAGCATGGATTCATTAACATTTATCAGAATCCAGATGCTGAAACTCCTCAACCAGTGACCACATTGTATGCACCGACAATGTTCATCACAGCAGTTAACTTTGCCACTCACCCTACTCAAATCACCATTCCTAGTCATAATCTCCAGAACGGGGAAATAATATACATCCAGAATACTCTCTGGAGTGGTACCGATCCAGGACTCAATAGTCTCATCTATAGTGTCACTGTCATTGACGCAAATACGATAACTCTTGCTACTTGGGACTTCACTTCTCAGAGTTATGACGCCGTAGATATCACATCAAGTGCTACTTACATCGGTGGAGGAATTGTTACTCTATTCCCCAAAATGAATATTCAAGGTAAAGATTTTAATCCATTCCAGGGTGCAGGAAAGCAATTTAAGCTTTCATTTATTGACTTCCAAATGGATGCCAATATTGCTTCTCCTGCCATTGCTGCTACTACCATTCAGCTGTTTGTGAACTCTTATCTTGGAGAGCAGGCTAATTTGCTGAATACCAATCAAGAGCTGATTAACTCTTCTCAAGCTTGCGGTTTTATTACGGCAGCTAGCCAAGCAAACCCATGTCAGATTACAAGTCCTGGACATAGCTTAATCACTGGAACCTTAATTTACATAGCTAATGTTCAGGGTATGACACAGTTGAACTCCGCCATTTATCAAATCACTGTGGTCGATGCCAATAAATTTACGCTGAACAATACGGATTCCACTGGGTTCAGCGCGTATACAAAGGGTGGCATTTGGAATACTACCCCAATCAATGGCCAAACCTATATTCCTGGTTCAGAATATGCATGGTATCGCTTCTATAGCACTCAATTTGGCCAATATCTACGCATAGGATTGACCTATGATGATGACTTGATGAACCAGCTTGCTACTCATCAAACTCCCATGGAATTGAACGCCATGAACATTTGGTTTAGAGAAGGTGGAAGGTTGATTAACTGATATATATTATATATATCGAATATATAGGAAATATATAGAATGACATTCTCAAGCAACATCCCACTAGACACAAACCAACTTCCTATCTCTTTGGATGTCAATCCGGATGATAAAGACTTTGAAAACATTTTACTTCTTTATCTTCGTAGAGTAGCAAACTCAGTCAACACGAAAGAAAGTGGATTATTTCTTCTTCAAGAGAACGCCAGTTTCGAGCAATGGTTTCAGAATGGTAACCCGCAACAGAATCGAAATGGCTACAGAATTACCGCTGATTTAGTAGCTTTAAATGGCGGTAACATTCCAGCCGGTTCAACTTCTTTAGTTTTAAGTGCTTCTACTCAACCAAGAAGCATTATGGGTTATCTATATCCAGTTCAAGGATTTGGAGGAGCACTCGACACTACGGGACTATCTTACTTCCTAAACGATCCAGACATTTACGTCCGATATAATAGCTCGACAAATACAATTATTATTCAAAATAATAGTGGTAATGCTCTGACATGGTGCGTCTGGGTTTTTGAATATTTGAAGAACTGACTTAAAAAATTAGGTGATTATCTATGCCAAGCTTTAGCGACTGGCTCTTCGGGAGCCCAGACAAATTAGAAAAAGTTCCAACAGGTACAAAAGAACAACAGCAATTTGGTGGACGCGACCTTATAAGCATGCTTCAGCAAATGATGCAGCAAGGCGGTGGTCTCAATCTTGCTAACCAATATGATCAAGGATTATTGGGTCAAGGTCAAGAAGCTTTTGATCAATTTTCATCTCCTTATCTGCAACAGTTTCAAGAAAAAATGCTTCCTCAAATAGCTGAAAGATTTGCTGGTGCTGGAGCTCTTTCTTCAAGTGGTTTTGGACAAGCTTTGGGTGGTGCTGCATCTGATCTTCAATCTCAACTTGCACAGTTATTTTCCAGTTTGCAAGGTCAAGCTGCTCAAAGACAACAAGGGCAATTCCAAAATCTTTCTCAATTAGGACTGAATTATCAGCCATTTCAATATGCTCAAAAACAAGGTTCTTCTGGTTTCTTGAATAACCTTTTGGGTGGTGTAGGAAATTCTCTAGGCCCTAATATTGGTAATGCTCTCGGAGGCGGTATAAGCAGCCTATTTAAAGGTGCGCAAGGGGGAATTACATAATGGTTGGAGTAATTGCAAAATTAGAAAACCCTCAAAGTAAACTATCTGACATGCTTGGCATGAGTTTAGGCCAGGGCATTGGAAGTGGTCTTAACACTTTCTTTGCAAACAGAAGTCTAGAAAGCGTTCTTCATGATAAAGGTCTTGAAGGAGCCCCTCAATCTAAGAAGATGGAAGCGCTACGTTCTGCTTTGAGTCCTTATGGAGAGAAAGGACAAGAGATGCTTCAGCAACGCATGCTTATTGATCAACAAGAAAGACAAGAAACAGAACTTGCTAAAACAGAAGATGAAAAAGAAGTCTTAGGTCGGGTGCTTTCCGGAGACAAAGTATCTAAGGCCGACCTGTCTAAAATCACTCCTCAGAATCAATTAAAACTTAAAGAAATTCAGCAAAAGACCCAATTTGGCAAGAACGTCTATCAGAATCTTGTCGATGCCGGATATCCTGAATCAACAGCTAAACTTTGGCAAAGTCAGATAGAAAATTCTACTATTGGCGGACTATCTGATACAATCAAAGAAGTGAACAAACTTCTTTCTCGTTCACCAGCTGGAAGAGGAGCGGAAGGCCAAGAGGGAGCGCCTAATCAATTAAAACCTCAGATAGAAATTCCAGGCACCAATTTAGGAAATTTAGAATTAGATTTTCCTGAATTACCCGAGCCAGTGGGTTTAAATTCAGCTGATTTCGTTAAACTAGGTACTGAGCATAGAAAGACTAACACTCCTCTTTATAATGAAACAGTCGATCGTCTAAATGCTTTGGATGACGAATATCGAGAAGTAAAACACTTGCAAGAACTGAATGAAATTCCAGGTGCTTTACCCACTGGAGTTGAAAAGTGGAATGTAGATTGGGATTCAGGTGACTTGAGAGTAAAAGCTTTAGCAACTCCTGAAGCTCAAGACTATGTAAAAACCATTGCACGTATGGCTAGAAGGGCAAAAGACTTCTTCCCTGGCCGAGTGACTAACTTCGACTTAGATCAGTTCAAACAGGGTTTCCCAACTCTGGCTAATAGTCCTGAAGGTCGCAAGCTCATTGCTGAGCAACTTGCTTTGGGTAACCGAATTGCCTATCTCAAAGACGAAACATTCAAAGCAGCCATGGACCATTATGGGTCAGGAGCTGATCCAGTTTTAGTTAAAAAGTATGCGACCGAGAACTATAGAAAACTAAAATCTCAATTGGAAGAGCAGTTAAAGCAAACTAATGCACGCGCTAAACAAATGGTAAATCAGAAAGGCAGTCAGGAAAGACCATCTTTAGATGAGATTTTTAAATGAGCGATAAAGAAAAATATCAAAAGGCGCGAGAAGCTGGATACTCCGATCAAGAGATTATGGAGTTTTTGGCTAAAAAAGACCCCACTTTTGAAGAGAAAATGGTCAAAGCACAAGATGCTGGCTATTCTCCTGAGGAAGTGATCGGTTATTTTAATTCGCCACCTCCTCAAAAAGAACCTACTTTTGGAAAATATCAACCTTATGCAGATGTCGCAGGTGAATATGGTTCGGATATTGCTAAGCAAGGATTGCAAGGATTTGGTATTGGAGCACTTGGAACCTATGGAGATATTCTTGATTTATTTGGGCTACAATCTAAAGAAATTCTTCCTGGCGAGAAGGCTAAATACGGACGCGAATCTGATATTTTAGACAAGTTACAAGGCGGTCAAGTTCCATCGGTCGGTGAGCTAATGGAATTGGGAGGAGATGATGACATTCTTCCTCGTTATTCCCGTCTTCCTTCTTCTCAGCAAGTAGAGAAATTAGGCACAGACTTAGGCTTAGTCTCTGAACCTAAAACAGCTGCTGGCCGATATGCAAGAAGAATAGGAAAGCTAGGAGGCGGGGGTGCATCTTTAGGGGGAGGTGGTATCTTATCACCTATCATTGCTGGAAGTGCTGGACAAACCCTTGAAGAAATGGGAGCACCTCCTTGGGCTCAAGCCGCTGTTGAGATTATCGCAGCTTTAAAATATGCACCCAAATCTACTGTTCCCATAACATCCAAAAGTAAAGAAGTAGAAACTGTCTTAAAAGATTTAAGGAAGGCCGGATATTCAGAGAAAGATCTCACTTTGGCAAAGAGTGCTCTCGAAGAAAGAAAGATTTTGAAAAAGTATGCAACACTCACTCCAGAGGCAGAAAACGCTATTCAACAAGGAGTAAAAAACAGTGAACAACTCTTCAAAGAACAAGTCAAAAAAGGTCTCCCAGGATACGCCGAAGGGGGTATTCCATACCTTGAAAAACAAGCTTCGAGCCTTTATGGAGCTATGGAAGAATTGGCCTCCAGCGTCCCCGTAAAAAACAAAGAGCCAGTCAAAAAATCAATCCAAAACGCCATCGATTATTTAGAAAAATATCCCCTTTTAGATGAGCAAAAGAAATTCATAGAGTTCATGAAAGATGGTCTTGCTAAGGTTGATAAAGCCGATACCGCTGAATTTCTCACAGGGTTCTATCGCAATCTTGGTAAGGCTGGTAACTGGGGAGACCCTAAGCAAAAAGAGCATCTACTTGGCTTAGTAAAGCAAGGAATTAAAGATTCATTTGCGCAATCGGGTCCAGATGCTGCTAAGTTCGGTAAGTATTTTGAAGCTACCAATGAAGGATGGAAGAAGTGGTTAAACGCCAGAGACCTCATGGAAACCATTGAGAAAACACAAAATGTCGATGGCATGAACTTCAAAAAGCTAGCTAATGTTCTCAATGACCCAAAGAATCATGAACTTGCTAAGAAAGTTTTAGGACCTGAACAAGTAGATGGCATCAAGGACATAATAAAGGGTGCAGACGCTATTGAATCTCTTCTAAAGCAAATTCCAAAAGCTGATAAAACTTCTGCTGCTATTAAAACTCTCGAAGGTGTTCGGTCTCTAATCACTGGAGATTTCAGAACTTTGGGGGCTATCATTGGTATAGAAGCTGCTAAAAAACTCTCTACAAAACTACTCATTGATCCTAAGAAACAAAATACTATGAAAAAACTTATCATTGCTGCGAGAAACAATTCTCCTCAACAAGCAATGATATTAGCTCAAGAGCTAGTTGAAGACGTTTCTCTCGAGCCAGAGAAGTAAGATAATTCCTGCAATAATCTGTATAAAAATCATATCAATCCTTATTTCACCTGTATAAAAGGCATTGCTCCTGTTGACACTTTGAACACTTCTTCAGCATTCCTACTCCTTGGTTTGTTGAGCCAGTTCTATTGGCATAATGTTCTTCATGATTAAGACAGTTTTTACAATAGTCATTTCCTTATCTAATTCATTGAATCTAGTATTCATCCAAAGAACAGCCGATCCAAAAGCAGTTAGAATAATGACGGTATCTACGTGTTTTTTGAACCAATCCATGTGATTATTCTCCTTATTAGCACAGTTTTTAAAACAGATAATTCTTCATGTACTTTAGAGAATTCCTTATCTACTAAAGCAAATTGCTTATCAACTGATGCAAATTGTTTATCTACTTGGTTGAATCTACCGTTCATCCATATGACTGAAGAAACTATAGCGCTTACAACTAATACAGCATCCACGTGTTTTTTGAACCAGTCCATGTGATTGTCCTCTTTATTTTTGTTTTTCACACATGCCTTGTAATTGCAATCTTTCTAGTTCGGATTCAGCAATGCGAAAAGGAGCTTTTACTCCCATGCTTGGTCTAGTAGCGTAAATCTTTCCTTGCTTGATAGCTCTTCTCACACTAGTGGGATGCATTTTTATTCGTTTTGAGAACTCTTCTACTGTAAGAAAATTGACAGTCATAATTACTCCTTTGTAACACAGATATCCTCATAATCACACATTGCATATTAAACGTCAACCTTCTGTTATTCAATGAATATTTATATTGACCTCCATGAATTTTATGCAGCAACTTTCAATTTTAAAACCTTAACAGGAGTATCTATATGGCTAAGATGTTTCAAGTATATGGAATTGGACAGGCGTTGATTCCTGTGCTTCCACCACCCCTTCCTTTCGAAAATGCACCAACTGTAAATCAAACCAATTATGAGATTGGCCAAGTAGTTTATACCCCACCTCGTAATCCAACTGCCTTCTACATATATGCAGGAGGAGGAGTTTGGTCTTTATTTGCTAGTGGATCGGGCGATGTGGTTTCCGTTCTTGGAACTGCTAACCAGGTAACTGTCAACACAGTAGCAGGAGTAGCAACAGTTTCTCTTCCTGTAGCGATCACAACTCCTGGTTCTTTA